CTGGCTTTAATTTGTAAAATTAATGCCCTTAGATACTCAACAAGTTACACGGGGGAAGGTGAATACGACCGGCGGCTCTTTCTTGAAAAAGAAATCCGACGCAGCGGTTCACACTGTCCCCACGCCCATGGTAGCACGGCGAAAGCTCCCAACAAAGAAAAAAACTTTGCTGAAATCTTCTGTTATGTCGACGACTCCTTCTCCCGCTGTGTTACATGCGGAGTTGAGAAGGGTTGTCAGTGAATGTCTGTATGTGATTGTTGATATTTTTGCGTTGTATGGTTTTAAGGATTCAAAATCCGCGGCTTTTGCTGCGAACCTTAACCGTACTATCGACTTATGGGTTCTGAACATTGAGTCCTGTGATTGTGGGTGGGTTAGTTTTGCAAAGTATAAAATCTCTGCTTACTACGCGTTTTGGATGTCGCAAGATATGCCAACACCTCCGCCCCCATCATCTCATGGATTCATAACAGATAACCCTTCCTCACTTCTTGGTGGTTCGGCGTACCGCTGGCAGCGTCGTTTTCTTAAAGAAAACTTAGAGGACCGTGGGCACTCCTTTCTTTTTTCGATTTTACAATCGAAGAAGGGAATGCCACGTCCAGATGCAGCATCATGTCGGGAGGCGGCTATTGAAACCGCCATTACCCTTACCACTTTGAGGAAGAGACCTACCTCAAGATTTGCGGTTGACTGGGATACATTAACTCCGGGCAATTTAATTATCGCTCCGGACGTGGATATCCTTATCAACACATCCAATCTAAGGTCTCATATTCGTCGAACTGTGTATGAGCTGTTTGAGAAACAGCCACAGTACGCACTCTCCGATTTGGCACGTCCAATGGTGCCATCCTTTAACTCTTCCTATTATAATACAAGGTCGAGGTTTGGAGCCGCTGGTGAATTAGTTAACCGCGGTCTTATCGGCGAGGATTCAACATTTTCACAACTCTTGTGTGATGAATTTGAGAAGGAGGGTCTCCCACGAGACTCGTATCCGACCATACAGGTCGCTGATACTGTTGAGTTAGAGAAAGATCAGTTGCGCGTTAACTACGTTGCCGATCCTCTCTTTGTAACATGTTTTAATCGTGCGTGGCTTCGATTTATGCCCGACCTTATGGTCGCTGCTAAGATCGAGAAGCCTCTCGTTACCCCATTGGGTTTATCCGAGGCTTTGAAGAGACGAGTGATAACCAAGGGACCTGCAGCAAGCGGGTACCTTCTTCAGTCATTACAACGTTTTCTTCACCGCACATTACGTAGGCATAAGTTATTTGAACTTATTGGTACTCCGGTTACTGCCGATATCGTTAAAAAACGACTTGGCAGACTCCGTGGACTTCAGGAATTTCTCTCTGGCGATTACAAGGATGCCACGAATCTTATAGATCCGTTGGTCTCCGAGTGGATCGCAGAGGATATTTCTGCTTGTTCGGCTTTAACACCGACGTTCACTGAGCTTTTTAAACGATTACTCACAGGACACCACATTGATATGCTCACGACTCTTGAGTCGCGACCACAACTTTGGGGTCAACTTATGGGTTCAATCATTTCTTTTCCGGTACTTTGCATAGCCAATGCAGCCTGCGTCCGATGGTCCGCTGAAATTTCAGCCGGTCGAATTATGAGTTTACACGAACTTCCTGCTCTGATCAATGGTGACGACTTCGTTTTGAAGACGACACCTGTTGGTCGGACAGCTTGGGAACGTATTTCTCACTTTATGGGTTTAATCCCTTCCATCGGAAAATGTTATTACTCTAAGCGATTTCTTCAAATCAACTCTTTAGCCTTTGAAATTGACGAACAGTCAATAATATCAGAGGTCCCATATGTTAATATGGGATTGCTTAATGGACTTCAACGGTCCGGTAATCTTCTTAATCCGAAGCCTAACCGTGACCGTGGTAAACCCGTTGCATCTACTAGTTGGTTGGAAAATTGTGCTGATTTGCACAATCGTCTTATTGAACTCTCTCCTCCTTTTCTCCAGAAGTCGTTATCGGCTGCGTTTATTCGCAAGCACCGGTTTCAACTTGCTTCTACATCGTTACCGTGGTTCGTTCCTAAGTCCTTTGGTGGACTTGGACTCCGTGGCCCTCAGCCCCATCATTCAATGATAGGTGGTCTGTTGGTCCAGGGTCCTCTTAAACATGTCGAGATTGCATCTCGCATGGATCGAACCATAGCTCGGTTGATAGCTAATCATGTGTGGCCCGCGCACTATTGTGTTTCGATTTCTAATGCCCAAGATACCCTCCTTGTTTACAAGAAGGCTCTTGAGCTATTTGATAAATCGAAAGTGCCGCGTCCTTTAACAGTCACGATTACTGGAGGGATTGAAAATAATGAGAATGTGTCGAAGACACCTTTCTTTGCATTCTTATTTCAATACCTTATTCTCACACAGTTTAAGACAATACTTCCGATGTCCTCTCGTAATGCGAATACAATTCGACACAACGAGAAGACTTGGAGACATTACCGTACTATGTTGTCGGTGAAATCGATTACCCCTTGGCAATCATTCCACCGTTTGGAGACCATTGATCCTAACTACTATGTACTTGCAG